AAGATATATGGAATACGATAGTCAAGACATACAATCTGTAGTATTTATAGAACCTGAGACAAACAATGTTGTTATTAAAATCACAGGTTTTCCTAATAAAGAAATAGCTAATCTATATGTTAGTTGGATTATGGCAGAGCTATCCTTTGATTTTACACCAATGAATGGAACGATAGATACAAATATACACTAATGGATGCTAAGATACCCTACACTCCTAGGAAACATCAAATATACATACATCACAATATTAGCAAACACAGATGGTCTGTATTAGTTTGTCATAGAAGATTTGGCAAAACAGTCTGTATGATTAATCAATTAATCAAATCAGCTTTACTTTCCCACCTGAAGAACCCTAGGTATGCCTATATTGCACCCACCTTCAAACAAGCAAAGTCTATTGCCTGGGATTATATGAAACAGTTTACTAACCACATACCAGGAATAAAGTTTAACGAAACAGAACTAAGGGTAGATTTTCCTAATGGTGCAAGAATAACTCTACTAGGATCAGAGAATTGCGATGGTTTACGAGGTATCTATTTAGATGGTTGTGTCATTGATGAGTATGCCAATGTAACAGAACGATTGTTTCCAGAGATTATACGACCTGCTTTATCAGATAGAAAAGGATATTGCGTATTTATTGGTACACCACAAGGAATGAATAATAACTTTTATGAGTTATACCAACACGCACAAGGAGCAGAAGATTGGTTTCATTACAAAGCAAAAGCATCAGAAACTAAAATAGTAGATCCAGATGAATTAGAAAAAGCAAAAGAAGTGATGGGAGAGAATAAATACAAGCAAGAGTTTGAATGTGATTGGATTGCCAATATTGAAGGTGCTATTTATGGAGAAGTTCTAACAGAGATGGAAGATAAAAGGCAGCTACATAGAGTACCTTATGATCCTGCTTTGCCTGTCTCTACTGCTTGGGATTTAGGAGTATCCGATCATACAGCTATTATTTTCTTTCAGCAGTTAGGAAGTGCTATTAATATTATTGATTACTATGAGGAACGAGGTCAAGGATTACCGCACTACATAGAGGTAGTGAATAGCAAAGATTATATTTATAAAGATCATTATGCTCCACACGATATTGAGGTAATGGAGTTCAGCAATGGCAAAACCAGAAGGGAAGTAGCTTATCAATTAGGTGTAAGGTTTAAGGTAGTTCCTAAACTTCCATTAGAAGATGGCATCCATGCTACCTTGATGACCCTGCCTAGATGCTGGATAGACACAGACCATTGCAAAAAACTAATAGATGCGTTAAGACATTATCACAGAAAATACATAGACAAGAACAGAATGTTCAGATCTAAACCTGTACATGATTGGAGTTCACACGCTTGTGATGCCATGAGATATTTATCTGTGGGAATTACAGAATTAAATACTAGACAAAATGCTCCACAAAATGTAGCAGATAATGAATATAGTATTTTATAAAAGGATTTTATTATGGGTTTCTTAATGCCAAAACAACCAGCACTTCCACCAGTTCAACCTTTGCCTGAACCGCCGAAGGCAGAACTAAGTGCAGAAGAGAAACAAAAGATAGCAGATGAACAAGCTGCAATGGAACGAAAAAGAAAAGGTCGTAAGTCTACTATTCTAACTGGACCTTTAGGCATTACAGAAGAAGCAACTACAGAAAAGAAAACTCTACTAGGAGGATAACATGGCAATTAAAAAACTAATTAAAATAGCAAAAGAAATTATTAAACCAAAAAAAGAAAAACCTTTAGAATTAAAAAAGGAACAGGCAAAAGAAACTAAATCAGAAAATGTTTCTAGCTTAACTTCTAGCTTGACTAAGGAGACAAACTAACATGGGTGGTATTTTTTCAAAACCAAAAGCACCTACACCTACACCTCCTCCTCCACCACCTCCTGTAACTCCTACAGCAGCAGAGGTATCTCAAAGCTCTGCAACAAATCAAGATGGTACTGTAGAGGCAAGAAAAATTAAAAGAAAAGGAAGATCTGCAACCATACTAACTTCTACTGAGGGAGTTCAAGGAGAAACAACTTTAGGAACTAAAAGTTTATTAGGCGGATAATGGCAAAAACAGAACTAAGCAAAAGTTTATTAAAACGATTTGATCGTCTGAAAGCTCAGCGTCAAAACTGGGAATCGCATTGGCAAGAAGTAGCAGACTACATGATGCCAAGAAAAGCAGATGTAACTAAAACCAGATCTAAGGGAGACAAAAGAACAGAATTAATTTTTGATTCTTCTCCTATGCAATCTTTGGAATTATTAGCAGCATCACTTCATGGTATGCTGACGAACCCATCCACCCCTTGGTTCTCTTTACGATTCAAAGAAGATGGAATGGAAAATGAAGATGAGGCAAAAGAATGGCTAGAGTCTGCAACAGAAAGTATGTATGCCGCATTTAATCGTTCTAACTTCCAACAAGAAATTTTTGAACTATACCACGACCTCATTACCTTTGGCACAGCCGCAATGTTTATTGAAGAGGATGAAGAAGATATTGTTAAATTCTCTACTAGACACATTAATGAAATTTACATTTCAGAAAATGATAAAGGTAGAATAGATACTGTATTTAGAAAATTTAAAATCTCTGCAAGAGCAGCATTACAAAAGTTTGGACAAGATGCGTCAGACAATATTGTAACTACTGCCAGAAAAGATCCATACGAAGAAGTAGAGATACTTCATGTCGTATATCCAAGAACTGATTTTGATCCTAAGAAACAAGACAAAGCTAATATGCCTTTTGCTTCTTGTTATATTGAAGCTGGCACAGGCAATGAATTATCTATGTCAGGATTCAAAGAGTTTCCTTTTGTAGTACCTCGTTACTTAAAAGCATCTCACGAAATTTATGGAAGATCTCCAGCGATGACTGCTTTACCTGATGTGAAGATGTTAAATGAAATGTCTAAGACAACGATTAAAGCAGCTCAAAAACAAGTTGATCCACCTTTACTTGTTCCTGATGATGGATTTATTTTACCTGTACGAACTGTTCCTGGTGGACTGAACTTTTATAGATCTGGAACAAGAGATAGAATTGAACCACTCAACATTGGTGCAAACAATCCATTAGGATTAAACATGGAAGAGCAAAGAAGAAACTCTATTCGTAATGCGTTCTATGTAAACCAACTGATGATGCAACAAGGTCCNCAAATGACAGCAACAGAGGTCATCCAAAGNAACGAAGAGAAAATGAGATTACTAGGTCCTGTGCTTGGTAGACTTCAATCAGAATTATTAAAACCTCTTATTGATAGAGTGTTTGCGATTATGATTAGAAAAAATATATTCTTACCTGCACCAGAATTTTTAGCAGGAAAAGATATTGAGATTGAATATGTATCACCACTTGCGAAAGCTCAAAAATCTTCAGAGCTACAATCTATTATGCGTGGTATAGAAATTATGGGATCACTTGCGAATGTTGCTCCTGTATTTGATTATATTAATTTTGATAAACTGGTGAAACATTTATTAGATATTGTTGGTGTGCCACAAAAAGTTTTAAAACCACAAGCACAAGTTAATTCTGAAAGACAACAGAAACAGCAACAACAAGAACAAGCTATGCAGATGCAACAGATGCAACAAATAGCACAAGCAGGAGGACAAGTAGCACCATTGGCAAAAGCATTGCCAGAGGAAGCAAAACAATTAGTATCAGGGGAATAATACATGGATCACTTAAAACAATTAAAAATTAGCTATAAAAATATTTTTGAAACTGATGATGGAAAGTTAGTCATGTCAGATTTAGAAAAGAGATGTCATTATCATGCTACTACGAATGTAAAAGGAGATAGCCATGAAAGTGCATATATGGAAGGACAACGCAGCGTTCTTCTATTTATTAAACAAATGCTGCTAAAGGAAAATAATAATGTCAAACGAACAGATAACGGAGAATAATTCTTCGCCTGTAGAACAAGAGACAACACAACCAACCACAACTTCTACAGAAACAAAAGCACCTAAAGAAGATACTTTAATATCTTCTACAACGAATACAACAACTCAAACTTCTAAATCTTGGAAAGAAATTATTAGTGAAGAGTACAGAAAGAATCCTAACATAGAAAAGTTTACAGAGATTGATGCGTTAGCTAAAAGCTACATCAATGCAGTATCTATGATTGGTTCAGATAAAATTCCTGTACCTACGAATAATTCTACTGAAGAACAATGGAATGAAATTTATACTAAGTTAGGTAGACCAGAATCTCCTGATAAATATAAATTAGATGTGAAATCAGATGTTGTTCCTATAGAAGAATCTGCTGTTAAATCTTTTGCAGAAAATGCACACAAGCTAGGTTTAAATAATAAACAAGCTCAAGGCATTTTAGAATTTTATAAAAATAATATGGAACAGTCTGCACAGCAAATGCAAATCAATATGGAAACAGCACAAGCCGATGCAGAAGCTCAACTACGAAAAGAGTGGGGTAGATCCTTTGATGAAAATATTAAAAAGGCAGGTGCTTTAGCAAAAGCAAATATGAATCCTGCTATTTTAGATATGCAAATGAAAGATGGTACTCGTTTAGGAGATCATCCAGAAGTTATTAAAGGATTTGCTAATATTGCTAATCTAATCTCTGAGGATAAATTTATTGGTACAGACCAAGAAAATATGACTCAAGCTAGAGATTTGGATGCTGAAATAAGATCTATTGTAAACGATAGAAATGGTCCTTATTGGAATAGAAACCATCCAGACCATGAAAGAACAGTTCAGCAAGTATTAACTTTAAGAACAATGATGAATGGATAATAAACAATTACGATTAGAAATTGTTAGAATGATATTGGAAACTGGTTCAGAAATACATAAATCTAACCCCTTGCCAATCGCTGATAATTATTATAATTGGATTTCTAAGGAGAGTGAAAACTCTCCTAAGAAACGCAAGACAATCTCTAAACCAGACCTTGCTGACAAGAAGGAATAGACTCTGGTCTAACAGACCTTAAATGCAAGAGATGCCTGCTTTGCGGAGAACCTCTCTGTTTTATTTTTATTAATGACCATGTGGGTTGTTAATATTTAACTTTAACAAATGGAGAGACAAATATGTCTACACAAATAACTACAGCATTTGTAGAACAGTATAGTTCTAACATACAAATGTTGTCACAACAAAAAGGTTCTTTATTGAGAGATAAAGTACGCCTTGAATCAGTTGTTGGAAAAAATGCTTTCTTTGATCAAGTAGGAAGTGTTACTGCAACTGTAAGATCAAGCAGACATTCAGACACTCCCCAAGCAGATACTCCTCACTCAAGAAGAAGAGTAACTCTTGTGGATTATGAATTCGCTGATCTAATTGATGACCTAGATAAAGTAAGAATGTTGGCAGATCCAACTTCTTCTTATGCACAAGCTGCTGCTTATGCAATGGGAAGAGCTATGGATGACAATATCATCGCTGCTGCAACTGGTACTGCGTACACAGGTGTTGCTGGTGGTACATCAACTTCTTTACCTGCAGGTCAAATCATAGCTGAAGCTGGTACAGGAAGAATGACAATCGCTAAACTAAGAACTGCAAAAGAAATCTTAGACTTAGCTGATGTTGATCCTTCTCTACCTAGATTCATCGTAGTAGGTCCTAAACAAATCACAGATTTATTAGGAACTACTGAAGTTACTTCTAGCGATTACAATGTTGTCAAAGCTCTTGCTTCTGGCGATATTAATTCGTTCTTAGGATTTAACTTTGTTGTATCTAACAGATTAGCTGTTGCTTCTTCAATCAGAGACTGCTTTGCTTTCGTAAACGATGGTATTGCTTTAGCTGTTGGAAAAGATGTGACTGCTAGAATAGATGAGAGAGCTGACAAAGGTTATGCTACTCAAGTTTACTACTCTGCTGCATTTGGTGCAACCCGAATGGAAGAACAGAAAGTAGTTAAGATCCAAGCATACGAAGGTTAATTTCGTATTTAGATGGTGGGGAGTAATCCCCACTATCTTTTTTTTTAAAAAAGTATAAAGGAATAATATGGCATCAGTAGTAGATATTTGTAATGGAGCTTTAAACCAGTTAGGTGCATCCACCATCATTTCATTGACTGAAGATTCTAAAAATGCAAGACTATGTAATGCACGATATACACAAGTACGAGATAGCTTATTCAGATCTCACCCTTGGAATTGTTTACAAAAACGAATACAGCTCGCATCTGATACAGATACTCCAGCTTGGGGATTCAGTTACCAATTTACCTTACCTGCAGATTGTTTACGAGTTTTAAGAATAGAAGATTACGATTCAGATTATAAAATAGAAGGAAGAAAAATTGTTTCTAATATTTCTTCTGTAAAAGTTTTATACATTGCACGAATAGAAGATCCAAACCAATATGATGAAATTTTAAGAGAAACATTATCAGCAGCATTAGGTGCAGACATTGCTTATGCAATTACTTCTTCTAATCCTGTTGCACAAAATATGTATAATCTTTTTCAAGAGAAATTAAGAGAAGCAAGATTCGTAGATGCTACGGAAGGACAAAACACCATCCAAGACAATGGCATGACGGATGTCATAGACGCAGGTTCTTGGACTAACGCAAGGTTTTAAATATGGCACGAGTTGCGGTGCAATTAACAAACTTCACAGGTGGAGAGTTATCTCC